TTGTGGGTAGAAGAATTGTCGGCAAGGCATTGGTGGGTAGTACGGTTAACCCATTAGACAAAGGAGGTTCTAACTTTAAAAATTTAGTTTACAACAGTAACCCTAAAGATAGAAATGAAAACGACAGAACCAAGAGTGGTTTGTATCGTGTCTTTATACCTGCTTACGAAGCCTTAGAGGGCTTCTTTGACAAATATGGTATACCTGTAGTCAATGATCCAGAAAGTCCCGTAGAGGGGATAGATGGAGACATGATAACAATAGGGGCTAAGACTTTTTTAAAGAATGAGAGAAAGGCATTGGTTGATGACAACTACGAACTCAACGAAGTTATAAGACAGTTTCCATTTACCGAGCAAGAAGCATTCAGAGACAGCGCTAAGTCTTCAGTCTTTAATGTTCAAAAGATCTATGAGCAAATACAACACAATGATGAACTCTACCCATCTCCAATAGTCATAGGTAATTTTATTTGGAAAGGTGGAAAGCAAGACTCCGAAGTAGTCTTTGCTCCAGACGCTAATGGTCGATGGCGGATTGCATGGTTACCTCCTGCTCACATGAGAAATAAAAACGGGCCCGAAAATAAACTTTTAGGTTGTGCTGGAGTTGACTCGTATGACATAGATGCGACTGTAGATGGACGAGGCTCTAAAGGGGCTTGTCATTTCTACAATAAGTTTTCTACTGAGTTTCCTCCAAATATGTTTGTTGCTGAATATGCTAGCCGTCCACCCCTGGCTAAAATATTTTATGAAGATATATTAATGGCTGCAAAGTTCTATGGTTACCCTGTTCTGATAGAGAATAACAAATACGGTATTGCCAGGTACTTTGAAACAAGGGGATATGATCATTATCTTCTAGATAGACCTGCACACTTAGGTTCTGGTTTTGGCTCGAAAACAAAAACAAAAGGAATACCTTCAAACTCCCAGGAGATAATACAGGCTCACGCTCAAGCCATCGAGGCGTATATACATTCTCATGTAGGACTCAATGAAGAGTCTATTGAAATGGGACGTATGCCTTTTCAAAGAACATTAGAGGATTGGATAAACTATAGGATTGATGATCGAACAAAGTTTGACTTAACAATCTCTAGCGGTCTTGCGTTACTGGCAGCGCAGGGAAACATAAAGCCAGTAGTAAAAACAAACTACAACGATAAGAAGTGGTTTAGAACAGGTAAAGTAATTTTAAGATGAAAGGCGACCCAATATATTATATGATATTAGAAGTAGGATACAGAAAATTCTATCCTAAAAAAAAGAAACAACTTCCATATACAGTAACTAAACAATGGTGTGTTTCTAAGTATGATGATCCTCAGGATATTATGATTCATGCAACCCATTCTATGACCTCAATTAAACAAAGACTATTTGCTAAAACTTACAAGGGGCAGCATCAGATTAAAATAAATAAGGTGCTTTCAAAGAAAGAAGTGGGTCAGACAGCCATTGATTAAAAGGCACTTAGAGCGCCGCCTCTCTCGACGGCTAGGATTTAACTTATATTTGCATAAGTTAACTATATACCATCTTTTTATAGATCTATGTCACAAAGTCGTCCAGCAAATGGTTATTCAACATTCCCAGATGCTCTAGCACCAACCGAAGAAAAACTCACGCAGGCTTATGGACTTGCCTGGGCAAAGGCCATTTACGCACAGTGGATGGGCAGCGACAGCACTAACAATCTTTACGGAAAGAGGTTCAATTCATTTGAGACATCGAGGGCTTATGCTAACGGAACTCAGGACACACAGATATACCGACAAATATTAAACTCCATCAATGCAAATAATGGAGACGGCACACTGTTGACATTGGACTATACTCCAGTACCTATTGTTCCTAAGTTCGCTAAAATAGTAGTAAATAAAATATTGTCGCAAAAGCCCTACCCCCAGGTAGAGGCGGTAGACCCGTTATCTCAATCGGAAAAAGATATCAAGAAAAGACGAACAGTAGTTCGTATTGAAAACATTGATATGATTCGAGAGGCTAAAGAGTCTGGCCTTGAGGTCGATGTAAATCCAGAAGATTTGCCTCAGACAAAAGAAGAGACTGAAATATTCCTGGATACTAATGTCAAAACCGATGCAGAGGTAGCGGCTCAATTAGCCGCTGAACTCACACTACAATGGAATGACTTTGACGAGAAGATTTTCAGAAG